GGTTGCGCGCCGCAATTCGGCCACCGCAATTTTCAGTAAGCGTATGATTCTTGATGAGATAAAGAGAAAGAAGTGGAGAAAAATAAAAGAACTGCAACGTAGCGACGAAAATCCTGTCCACCACGATGTCCACTATGATGTCCAATCGATGTCCCGGCCCTCTTCATCTTCTTCTTCTTCTTCTCCTTTAAAGATAAATACAAATACAAAGTCAAAAGATATTGGTGATTCGCTGCGCTCACCACCGCCCCCAAAATTCCAACCACCGGGAGTTTGGGATATTTTTGCCTACATGGAGGTTTTGGGCGTTCAGAACGCCTCCACTGAAGCGCAAAAATTCCTCGACCACCACGCTCAGCGCGGATGGCATGTGAGTGCAGGGCGTGGACCGATTATGCGGGACTGGAAGGCAGCGGTTCGCACTTGGCGGTCTAATATCGCAAAATTCGGAGGGGGTGGAAATGAAAAAAGGACTAATAGCGAGAGAAGAGCCGAAGTTACCAAAGAATCTCTCCGTCGCGTCTTTGGAGGTAATCACGATGTGGCTTCTAGCGTTCAGTCAGCTTTACCGGCAGGAGATCGAGCCCCTGGCGGCGATGGCCTACCGGGAGACACTAAGGAGCTATTCCGTGGGCCAAATTGAGCGGGGCTGCCGCGATGCGGTTTCGCGATGCACTTTCATGCCAAAACCAGCCGAAATCATTGAATCCATACAGAATACTTCAGATGAATTCACCTCCAGGGAGGAGTTTCGCCGTGCAAAACTCGATAGAATTGCTGCAAAGTACCGTCAATGAGTGGACGCTGCTGTACGGTGGCAAGACGCTTACTGAGATGGAGTTTGACGCGTGGCTGAGAATCTTCGCCCACACAAGGCCGGATGTTTTATCGCGCGCGCTTGAGGCGGTAACACGGGAATCGGAGCGGCGACCGACGCCGGGGATTTTAACCAAGGCAATCATGCGGGCCAAAGAGGAGATGCACGTAGGGCAGAAGCCGCAGTTGACTTACCGGGAAGGCCGCGACGCCAACGGAACGCCTTGTGTGTTTTGGTTGGACGATCCCGAAACGCCAGCTTATAAGGCTGTCGACTGCATGGAGGGCCGCAACTTTCTTGCTATATTGGCGCGTTCAGCGGGGCAGACGGTGGAGCAATGCGCGCAATGGTTCAAAAAATGGGCGGAAAGCTCATCGCAGGCCAAGACATGCAAAAGCTAACTGAGGCCCAGATACTGCGGCAGATCATGGATTATCTAGAGCTTCACCGTATATTTGCGTATCGCAACAACACTGGAGCCATGACTGGCGTCCACAAGGGCAAGCGGTGGTTTGTGCGGTTCGGCAAGCGTGGCGCACCGGACATAATCGCGATTCGCGGAGGCCAGTGCTACGGGATTGAGGTCAAGAGGCCGGGCAACGATCAGTCGCGGGAGCAGCGAGAATTCCAAGTGGAGTTTGAGCGGTCGGGAGCCAAATATATCTTGGCGCGGGCGGTAGAGGATGTCGCGGAGGGGATGCGATGAAAGTCAAAGCACCTTTCCGGATCCGCAAGGGCAAGACGGCGTATATCGTTTCCACGCCGACACGAAACGCGATTTGGCATATCTCGTACAGGACGATAAATTATATGGCTGCCTGGGAAGTACCCAAGATTTCGCGCTGCGTGCGGGAAAACGGTTCTAATAACGACTAATGGCTATCCTGGAGGGACTCGGCTAAGGCGATAGGCGGTTCATATTGAGCATTATGCTTGAGGACATAACACTACAAGGCGAGTTATACTTCGGCAGATGAATAGAAAGCACTCAAAAAGTGAGATTAACCCCAAGGGGGCGGGACGGCCGTTTACCGAAATAAACTGGAAGGTCGTAGACCGTTTGTGTGGCAAGCAATGTACTCTTGGAGAGATTTCCGAAGTTCTTGGAGTCAGCGAGGACACGCTCGAAAGGGCAACTGAACGAGAACATGAATGTAAATTTGCGGACTATTTTGCGACAAAAAGGAAGATTGGTCACTACAGTCTGCGATCCAAGCAATTTGATCTTGCCATGCGCGGCGACAAAACCATGCTGATCTGGCTTGGCAAGCAATACCTCGACCAGCGCGATAAAACCGAAGTACGTCAAGATACTGATCCTCTTGCCGAACTTCTCGCCGAATTCAAGATCGAACACGAAAAATCAGCGGTGTCCGTTGACCCTTCGTCTTAATTACGGACCACGACTCAAGCAATTCGCTTACAAGCCCCTGGAATTGGATTCCCGCCTCAACATCCTTGAAGGAACTGTCCGTAGTGGAAAAACGTGGGCACTACAGCCAAAGATTCTACAGGCGTGCCGATATCCGGTGAATGGCTGGCGCCTGATTACTGGAGTCTCGAAGCAGACCATTTTCGCCAACGTTCTAAACGACCTGTTCAACCTAATCGGAACGAAGCACTATAAATACAATCATCAAAGCGGGCTCCTGCGCCTGTTCGATTCGTACTGGATGGTGATGGGCGCGAAGGACGAGGGCTCGGAAAAGTACATCCGGGGAATGACTGTCGGCGTTGTGGTATGCGATGAAGTCACGTTGATGCCGCACGAATTCTTTCAAATGCTCTTGACAAGGCTTTCCCCAGAAGGCGCGCGCCTTTACGGTACGACCAATTGCGATTCACCGAAGCATTGGCTAAAGGTTGAACTGCTTGACAATGAACCACTTCGCAAAATGGGCGTTCTGTCGAGCATGCACGTCACGATGGACGACAACCCGAACCTGAGCGAAGAGTACAAAAGATCGCTAAGGACGCTATACAAGGGGCTGTTTTACGAGCGATACATTCTCGGCCTCTGGGTGATGGCCGAAGGGGCGATCTACCGGGATGCGTGGGACGATTCGCTTCTTTTTGACGACGACGCAGCGCCAGTGGGGTTGTATAACGCTGGCGGACATGTTGATCGATGGGTCTCGGTTGACTGTGGGGTGGACCACCCGCAAGTCTACCTCGAATTACACGATGATGGGGAAACGGTGTGGGTAACGAATATGTATCATTGGGATAGCCGCACGGAAATGAGGCAAAAAACAGATGGGCAATACGCGGACGACCTGATCGAATTCATGGGACCGAGTAAAGCGTGCGAGATTCGCGTTCCTCCTGAATGTGCCAGCTTTCGGGCTGAATTGGTCCAGCGCGGACTATGGGTCACGGACGCGGACAACGAAGTGCTGGAGGGAATTCAGACGGTTTCCGGGATGATGACGACAAGGAAGATTCGAATCCATAAACGAAAATGCGCGGACCTAATTCGTGAGATACAGTTCTATTGCTGGGACGAAAACGCATCGAAGCGTGGAAAGGAACAGCCCCTAAAGCAAAACGATGATGACTGCGATGCGCTGCGTTATGGGCTTCACGGAAAAATACCAAGGTGGAGATTTGCAACATAGCGTATACTTCACCGAGAGGTGAAGTACTGAATGCCAAACTATCCCCTGCTTTCAACGGGCCAGCAGGCAGTCACGGCGTCCGCCCAACCATTGCCGGCACTCCCATCCGTTCCGGGAACTGGATACCGTGTCATCCTTGAAGCACTCAAAGCGAACAGTGCATCGGTATTTTATGGGACCGCCGGGGTCACTGATACCACGGGAAAAGAACTTGCTCCTGGAAACTCGGACACGCTGGAAGTCAATAACCTCAACATGATTCATGTCGTGGCAGCCGCAACTGGAGGAAGCGTTTCCTGGGTAGCCAACAATTTGTGAAATGGCGAAACGCCGCACATCCCGCAAGGCGATAGCGTCAAGGAAGTCTCGCGCCAATCGATCTACTGCGTTTGATTATTTCTCCAATCTAATTGCTCGCATGGGCTACGGAACGCCCTCCCTTCCTGAATCCACGGAATACAGCATGGTCCGATTGTCCAATAACTATTGGCTCATGTTGACGCTGTACCGCAATCATTGGATTGCTCGGAGGATCGTGGACGTTCCCGCGCAGGATATGTGCAGGGCATGGCCTAAAATAAACTGCGATCTGCCTCCGCAAGACATACAGAACTTTGATCGCACCGTTCAGCGCACTTACACGCCGCAACGAATTATGCAGGCGATCAAATGGGCTCGACTATATGGCGGAGCTGGCGCCCTGATTGTAATCAAGGGTCACGAGAAAATACTGGACGAGCCATTGGACCTTGACGATGTGAATCCAGGATCATATCGAGGCGTTATTCCGTTTGATCGGTGGGTTGGCATCAGCCCGACTGGCGGAGTATCCGAAGACATCGACCATCCAGGAGATTGGGGATTGCCGGAATATTATGAATGCGTGGCCGAGGACAGAGGCGAAAGCTTTCGCGTACATGCAAGCCGCATACTGAGATTTATTGGCCCAGAAGTCCCAACACCGGAATTCCAGGCCCAAATCTATTGGGGCATCTCCGAGCTTGAGGTTGTGTGGGAGGAACTTCGCAAGCGCGATAACGCCTCATGGGCGATCCTGAATTTACTCTTTCGCGCCAATGTAATCGCCCAACGCAATCCCGAGCTGGCGCAGCTTCTCTCTGGAATGGGATCAAGTCAGCAGGCTACGCAGCGCTGGGCCAGCACGATGCAGGCGCAGAACGAATTGCTCTCCAATCAGTCCATGATTATTCTCGGAAAAGATGGAGAGATGCAGGCCGTGCAGTATACGTTCTCGGGAATCGGAGAGGTTTACGCTCAATTCCAGATGGACGTGGCCGGTGCCGCCAACATTCCAGTAACTCGATTGTTTGGTCGAACCATTACTGGATTGGGTCAATCGAACGATGCGGACGAGCGGTATTATGAAGAGAAAATAGCGCAGGATCAAAATCAAAGTCTGCGTCCGCAACTCGACAAGCTCTATCCCGTGATTTGCATGAGCGAGTTTGGGGAAGTGCCCGACGATCTCGATTTCACATTCCCAAGCGTTCGAGTGCTAACGGAGGAAGAGAAGGCCGATTACACCGAAAAGGCTTCAGCTCCAATCCTTGCCGCCTTCAACTCAGGAGTAACGTCGCATCGCACAACGTTAAAAGAGCTGCGCCAGTTGAGCGATCAGACGAATGTATTCTCGAACATCACTGACGAGGATATTGACGCTGCGGACGATCAACCAATGATTCCCGGTGAAGGCAATGAAGCCGAAGGAATAAAGTCCGATCTAAATCCCGAGCGAGCCGAGAGAAAAGAGAGCGGGGGCGCGGAGACTTGAGAATGTGGACGTTCGCACTTGTAATCTTGATAGCCTTTCCCGCCTTCATTGCGACTGACTGGTATGCTTGCGCGAAACGAAACGGAATCCTGAAGTGAAGATCGACCTATTCTCTCCGCATCGCCGCATCGAGTTGGAAGTTCAACGATCCATAGAAAAGCTTTTTGCGGAGATATTGAAAGTTTCGGCCAAGAAATCCACAACCCCAAAGGAGATTCAAAAGATTCTAGAAAAGTTCATCAATGACCCGCTCTACCTAGAGGAAATGGGTGCAAGAATTGCGCAAAGAATGGTGACGCATATCAGCGTTTCGAATGCGCGCTCCTGGAGCGCGGCGGCGCAGAAGGCTGGCCGAGGACGGGAGATATATGGCCTCCTTCAGCGCGAGATGCTGTTGGGGACAGGCAGCCGCGTCCATGCTCTGGTATCTGAAAACGCCAAACTAATTGCGAGCATCCCAGAAAAGATTCGAGAGGAAATCAATAACGAAATCGCGGACATGCAGCGCGAAGGGTTGCGCCATGAAACAATTTCCGAGCACATTCGCAAGCGCGTCCCCCAGATCACTAAAAGCCGGGCCGCTCTAATCGCTAGAACTGAAAGCGGAAAAGCGTCAACGGCCTTAACGCAGGCGCGTAGCGAAGATTTGGGAATCGAATGGTATCAATGGGCAACATCAGAGGACCAGCGTGTCAGGCCATCGCACCGCATCATGGACAAAGTTCTAGTGAGCTGGACAGATCCGCCGTCCCCCGAAGCTCTTGATAGGTTGCCATCCGTGGGCCGGTACGCTCCCGGAGAGATTTACAATTGCCGATGCGTGGCACTGCCTCTCGTGGACCTCAATGTGATTGCGTGGCCTGCCGTGGTGTACATGAATGGATCGCTCCGCAGGATGACGCGTGCGCAATTCTTGGATATTAGTGGGATGCAGGGAAGGGCAGCGTAGATTTATTTACGCCTTCTTTTTGACTTGTCAGCCAGTAATCAGCTAGCTCATACGCCAACGCTCCAGCCGCCCTGGCTGATCCATCGGGTGTATCGCTTTCGATTTCGAACCAGCGCGGCAGTTGATAAGAAACGTCCGTAGGTTGTTGTGCTTTCTGGTTGGTCTGCGCGGAAGAATTGCCGTCCATCTGTTGGATCATTTGCGATACCGCTTGTTTTTGGATCGCCATCGCATCCGTTAATGAATTGTGGCCGAAACAAAATCCTCCAACCCATAGTCGCGTCTTTCCGTCAGGGAGGCTACTATCCTCGATCAGTCGAAGTGTCATTTGCGTTGGAAGAGGAAAGGGCATACTAGCGACGAAAAATGATTGCGCCCCTGGATTCGGTTCTGGATAGCGGAACACTGGAACGGAAACATGTTTTGTCGCGAGCGTGGATTGAAGAATGCGTCCGAAGTACTTACAAGTAGCCATATCCACCTCGTTGGGATCGCAAAACACACCCACCAAAGTCGTCTGACTTAAGAGTGCCGTCAATTTCTGGGAATTGGCCTCTCTTGGTGGATCAAATCTTTTTGCATGTGTCGCCACGCTGGAGAGAGCTAAAAATACCACCGCAGCAAGTATCCGCATGAGCCACACCTTCCCTTTTTTCCACTCAGTACTTGATGCCTTTTCTTTCGGCCATGTCGCGCACGGCCAATTCCAGAACGTGAGTTTTCCCTATACCGAGGTTTTTTGCGAGTGCTGCCATGAGGTGCAATACAGTCACGCTGAGTCTTAGGTCTGTCCGCTTCCGTTCGGTCATCGTAATCTTACCCGGCATTTGCCGTGATTTTACCCGTCATTCTCCACAAAATCAATAGTCAATGGCGTAATTGCTGCATTTTCCTTTGCGGAATCCTGTTAGCTTTTCTCTGTCAGATGCCTCTTACAGCAAAAGGGCGAAAAATAGAATCGGCGATGAGCAAGGAGTACGGCTCAAAAAAAGGCGAGAAAGTTTTCTACGCATCGAAGAATGCTGAGAAGATCTCCGGCGTTGATGCGGCCAAGGTAGCCCCTAGAAGCGCATTTGTAATGTCGGAGCAAAAATGACGTGGCTGTCGCCCTTGATCGTTCCCGCTACTTCGCAGCTCAGCTTTCGGAAAACATCGCCGAGACCCCTGAAGGCTATCGAATCTGTCGAAACGTCGTCATCGCCCGCACCGGATTCCAGATCTACAAGGCAGGAGAACTTACAGACCCTAATGGGATTCTTGGCGACCGCTCTCCCGACGAAGACGTTGAAGTCTGGAGAGACCCGAGCGAAGTATTTTCTCCCGCTACTCTGGCGAGCTTTGAAGGAAAGACTTTCACTCTTGGCCATCCAGAAAATCTTCTCGACCCGGACACCGAAAGGGACCATCACGCAGGCCACATCCAGAATGTTCGCAGAGGTACGGAGCCTCTGGACTCTGGCGACCTTCCAATGCTTGCCGATGTCATGGTCACCAATCGCGATGCAATACGTGCAATTGATACCGGCGAGCGCGAGGTGTCATGCGGTTATACCTACAAACTGGCCCGCGAAGGATACAGATTCGATCAGCGCAACATACGAGGAAATCATGCCGCACTCGTTCCGAAAGGACGCGCTGGAGCTGAGGCGCGAATCAACGATGCAGCTCCGAACAAGGAGAGAACTCCCGTGAAAAACGTTTTCAAGCATCTTATCGGCCTCGGATTCCAGAGTTTTGCTAAAGATGCAAAGCCCGAGGAGTTGGCTGAAGCGCTGGAAGCCGTGCGAAGTGAAACCTCAAAGCGCTCCGTGGCCAAGGATGAAGAAGGGGAAGAAAAGCCTTCGATGGATCGCAAGAAGCGGATGCA